CGCATGATAACGCGAACATTTTGTGATCCATCGATATCGCTCATGTCGATGACCTTTACCTCGTTGGTGTCGCTCAACAAACCAGTTCCGAAGTGGAGGTCAGATTTAAGACCCAATACACAATCGCTGTCATTCAAACCAGGACACATGGTCACGGGAATGCCTTGGAAGTTCATGGGCTTTTCGCCAACATAGAATTGGAAGTTGTAGTTACCAGCGGACAAAGCGGCTTGGTAAGCTTTCATGGTCAAGGGGCCAACATAGAATTGGTATCCCTCTTTGCCATACAATGCGCTTGGTGAAGCGTCCAACATAGATTGCAAACGGGTAACAACATTCGAACCGCTGTTTGCGCCTGAGGCGGTAACGGCGATTGCGCTATTGTCGGCCAAGTATCCGAACATACCATCTTGACCTGCGGTCACGGCTGAATCGTAGAACATGGAAGATTTCCAAATACCCAATTCGATACCTTGTGCAACCTCGGCGGCAACTTGTGCCAACAAGAATTCGTTGAAATCGGCGGGCAATTTCTCGAATGCGCTGAAACCTGCTTGTGCGGCTTCCCAAGTGGTACGCAATTGGTTTTTGCACAATTGCAAATTCACTTGCTTTTCAACGGTGGTCAAAACATATTCACCCAAGGTGATGCTTGAAGAATCGGTGAAATCACAAGTTGCATCGGCGATGGTTACGCTATTCTGCCAGTTGCGAATCACCTCTTTGTAAGCAACATTGGGGTGAACGGTAATCAATTCTTTGGCGAGTGTTTCGCCTGACAAAAGGGCGGCGGCAATGTACTTGCCCGCAAACTGACCCGCATAGGTGTTAGGGGAAACAGTTGGCCCAGAGAATTTGTAATTATTCATGGTCTTTTTTGGTTTTTTTTATTAAGAGAAAAGTTGGTTGAATACGCGGTCGGCAATAGTTTCCTGGCGTTGTGCGCCGATACGGAAATTGGCAACACGCTCGGGGTTGGATTCGGGATTGAATTTGGCGTGTGGGGCGGGTTCGCTTGCCAACGCTTTTTTCAATTCTTCGTTTTCGGCGGCCAATTGGATGTTTTCGGCTTTCAAAGTTTCGTTGGTTGATTCGATGGCACTCAAACGGGCTTCGATTTTGCTGAAATAGCTTTCCTCCATTTCGGTTTTGCTTTTTACAACTTTCTTGGGGGCGGCGGTGGCTTCAACTTCCTCGGCCATTGGTGCTTCCTCGGCTTCGATTTCCTCGGTTACCTCTTCGGTCACCTCTTCGCCTTCGGTTGATACCTCAACGATGACACCCATTTCATCGGTTTCGATTTTTACACCATCTTCCAAAACATATTCGCCTTGGGGTACGGGGATGTTGCCTTCCTCGGTTACGATGAAAACGGGTTCGCCAATTGCGAAGTTTTCGGAATCAAGAACAATCTCGCCATCGGCGGTTTTCTTTTGAGCCATCTCAACCTCAATGGTGGCTTCGGGTTTGATACCCAATGCAACCATCACGCGGTTCAATGTTTCTTTTGCATTACTCATATTTGACAAACGATTTGTGTTTTTAATGTTCGGTTTTTATTGATTGCTGGGATTTATTTGATGTCCAAAAGACCAATCACCTCTTTTTTTGTTGGCAAAATAGATGCCCCATTAATTTGTAACATTATATCCTCCCCTTTGCTCCCTTTAATATCAAGACCCAATTCTTTTGCTTTGTTTTGATATTCCTTAAAAGATTGTTGAGCTTTTTGATATATGGATTGAGATTGATTGTGAAAAGAATCAATCTCTTTAATTAACTGCTGAATCTTTGGTGCTAATTTTAATACTTCATTTCTATTATTTGAACTTTTATCATATAACCCATTCAAATTATCCAGGTATTTTTGCAATTCTGCAATCGAACTTAATTCCGTTTTAATTACTCTTTTTTGCATTTTATGTGTTTTTAATATTCGGTTTTGATATAGTCGGTTAAGATATCACGCACCTCGGCCAATCTTTGTTCCGTGGTTTTGTGTGATGACAATGGGGTGGATTTGTCGGCGAAAAACCCTTCGATGGAAAAGCCCTTGACCTTGCCAGTTTTCACATAGTCGTTCCAAATCTCATCGTTGTTGACTTTCATCGAAACATACCATGTCCCCACGGGGTCATTCATGCCGTATTTGGTTGACTTGTCGGCGGTCATATCCTCTTTGATCCATGATTCCACCAATGTCAACCCCTCCAATTTGCCATCGTGTTCCAAGGTGGCATTGTGTTGACGGCCACGCATCAAATACAATTGGGCCGCCTTTTCGATTGTGGCTTTTGAAAAATACACATAGAATTCCTCAACCGCCCCGTTCAATTCTTGGTTGCGATAAATGGGTTTGTTGGGAATCAATGCAGGCCCCATCAAAATGCGCTTTTCGTTGTCGATGGTTTTGAACTCAACTTTGTGTGAATTCAAGGCAACGAAATTGGATTCAATGGCGGGGGCTTCGACAATCGAAATTGCCTCAACTCCCGATGCCATTTCTTCCTCGTTCAATATTAGTTCAACGATTTTCAAACCTTATTTGATTTTGGTCAACATTTTGGTGTAGTCCTTCAAATCTTGCTCAATCTTATAAAACCCAGAAGTTTCAACGGCTTTGATTGCCTCAACAACATCGGGGATTGCGCCTTCATTGAGTCCCAATGATTTCAACTGGCCCAATAATTTTTTGTAATCAGCGTCAATACTCCCATTATAAACCATTTTATTCAAAATTTGGGTATTGTCTTTTTCCAGTTGTTCTTTGGATTTTTTGATTGCATTATATTGGTCAAGAACTTTATTTGTAGCCTTGACCGCATTTGTGCCGCGTGATGCTAATCGAACAGCCTCTTTGGCTTTACCCAAAATACCATCCTTCAAAGCAAATTCAATTTTGATTGCGTTCTTTTTCATATACCTTGAAAACGGCTTATCCGCCTAATGTTGCATTTTTACGAATGGCACGATCCAACGATGTTTGTGTCGTTACATCTTGCCCGATAACATACGCCCGTTGGGGTTGTCCCAAGTTGCGATTCAACGATCCCGCAATTTGTGCATTCGGGTTCACTTGTTGCCCTACGATTCCAACCGATGGCATCAATGCGGGAATGTCGGCCGCATATCCACCGCCACCACCACCTGGGGGTTCGGGGACATCGGTTTGCATGATGGCCCTAACATTCGCAAGACCCGCCGCGATGACACCCGCCGCCGCTACGGGGCCAATGATACCACCTTGTGCCAATGCCTTTGATGCACCCGCATAGGTATCGATGATGGCTTGGGATACGGCAACGGCTTTGCCAAATGCGCTATTCTCACCAACCAATTGTGCGATACTGCCCAATGATGATGACACCGCCTCCAATGTGGCCATTTTTGCCTCCGCCGTTTTCTTGGCTTGCTCGACCTCATAATCGGCCGTTTCTTTGGCCAAGGCACGGGCATCGGCCGCATATTGGGCATCGAGTATTTTGCGCTCATTGACGGAATCCACATACGCTTGGGTGCCTTCCTTTTGCATGGCGATTTGGTCATCCAAAAGCTTGCGGCGTGCCATGAACTCATCCAACAAATTTTGTTTGCGGGCTTCAAATTGTGCTTTGCCCTCGGCCGCCAATTCGGCGTTGGATTCGCTCAATATCTTGTTGGCCTCGATTGTACCCTCTTGTAATGCACGGGCAAGGTCGATGCGTTCCCGTTCCAATCCGTTGATGTTGGTCAATTGCTCGGAACGCAATCCCGCATACTTGGCCTCCACGCCCGTCAATTCTTGCGTCAATGCCAATATCTCCAATTGGCGGTCTTTGGTAAATCCTAACAACGATTGTTGTTGTTGCAATATGCCGATACGGGCTTGGATATTTTCCTTTTCCTTTTGTTCACCTTCATCCAATATCTTGGCCAATTCCTCGTTGGCCTTGATGCGTTCATCGATGGTCTTGGCCTCATCATCACGGATTTGGCGTTGTTGCTCGGCCAACAAATCGTATTTCTCAACAATCCCCGTAAACAATGCCGCCAAGCGGTTCAAATTGTATTCGGCGTTGGCTAATGCATCGGCGTTATCAAATGCCTTTTTCGTGGAATCCGCAATCGTGTTATACGCATTAACGATTCCGTCTTTGACTTTGTTGACGGTTGCCATGAATCGGTCATTGCGTTCCTCCTGGCGTTTGTTGATTTCCTCTTGTTCCTTTTCAATTTCCTTTTGGCGTTTGTTCAATTCGGCCAACTCACCATCATCGCCCGTCAATGCGTTCCATTTTTCACGAACGGTATTAATGATGGATTCAAAGCCAAGTCCAAATTCCTTGAACGAATCAACGACACGATCCACGAATTGGTCTTTGAGCCAATCGGCACCATCTTGCAAAGTTTGTTTGAAATCCTCCCAAGCTTGTTTGGGTTCGGTGAATACGCGTGACAATGTTTCAATGGCGGGGGTTGCAACCTTAATCAACCCGTTAATCATGCCCTGCAATATCACGCCAGCTTTGGCCAATAGGTTTGCCACCTCTTGGTTGTTTTGAAATGCCTCGGTCAACGCATCAAACAACTTGACCACGACACCTACACCCAAGCCCGTTTTCAAGACATTGCCCAATCCCGCCATGGCCTTGCCTATGCCCTTGACGGATTTGCCACCCTTTTCAAATGATTGGGACAAATCATTCACGGATTTCTCCGTGTTGTTGACACTTTCGCGGACGGATTTCAAATCCTTTTCAACCGCGTCCACCTTTGCGTGGATTTTGAATTCTATCGTTTCAGCCATTGCCTTTTGATTTTAGCCCACAATTGGGAGTAGGTGAACACATATTGATTTTTGCCCTTGGCGATTTCCACCTCTGGCGATACGCCAATCCATTTTTGGGATTGTGCTAATTTGATGATTTGGGTTATCATAATAATTCAAGAGTTAATAGGGCCAAATGCATATCGATGATTTCGCTTCCACCTTCCTCATCGTATGCCAAAATTTGCACCTTGTCCTCGGCGTTCAAATTCACGATGGTGGTCATGTTCAAGGAACCCGATGAATGATATTCGTGCGCTTGGGCGTTTGTAAACACACCATTGACCGCAATTACAAAAGCCAAATGGCGGTTGCCCGATGTGTCAAACGATACTTGCGCCGTCAATCGGAATTGCCCACCATATTGGTCGTATATCCAATTGTTTGTGGCATCAAATACCAATCGTTCGGCATCGCCCATGGTTTCGTAATCGGTCAAATTGACCACAACGGGGGTTTCGCCAGTAATGCTCAATGTCTCTTCGTTGTAATTGTATCCCGTAATGACCGTCTTGCGGGATCGATTCAACAATTGGTCAACCGCCGCTTTCAATCGTGCCAATGTTTGGTCGTTGTATGTCGTTTCACCCGCAACATCGGTGTAATAATCCGACCCGTTCAAAATGCCGTGCGTCACATCGCGTCCCACAATGCTATCCCCCGCAAAGGTGATTCCATCCACGGGGTTTTGTTCGGCGGGTGTCCAATCGGGTTGATTGCCCGTGGCCGTGATTTGCAACACATCCACATCGGGGTATGTTATCAATTCCAGGTCGGCGCGCTCATTCAACATATCGTATGTGATTTTGTTGATTTTGTAATAATTGCCCGACACGGCGATGGTGTCGTTTAGGGACAAATTCAACCATTCACCCACGGGAATGATGGCCGTCATGTAGACAACACGCGAACGGGATGAATACAAGCGCGACAAATAGCGTTGCCAAAAGACCATGTACATGGTGTTGGTTGCCATATCCCCCGAAATGGTCGTTTCAAGGCCGTATGTCAACGAATACGATGATGTGGTGGTTGGGTATGCCGAATAGGTTGAAAGGGTCGGAAATGTCGTTTGTTGGATTGTTTCAAAATACCATGGGTAGGTCACCGCTTTGTTGCCCGTATAGTACGCCAACATCAATGGGTGTTGCACCGCTTGTGCGTCCTTGTCTAACATCGCCACCATTTGAATGTCCGTGATGCCGATTGTGCTTCCCACATCGTTGGTTTCACGCATCAACGATGGCACGGGAATATTGAATATCGTTTCAACCTCCAACGGTTCATCCACAAAGTCAACACGGGGTGCATATTCCACGGCACCGAAACGGCGGCCGTACAATGAAATGATTTTTTGGTTGGCCAAATCAAGGCCCTCGGCATGGGTCAACGATACCTTGGCGGGTATTCGCATTTTCTCGTGGGTGATATCGGTGACATCAATCCACTTTGTCCAATTGTTTGTATCGCCAGCGGAATACCAATCATCGATATTGTGCATGGCGTATTCGGTTTCCGATACGGGTACCAATACGGCATTGTAAGCTTTCAACACCCCACCGATGAAATCCGTGACCTTTGTGGGTGGCATAATCCACTGCAATTGCATGGTGTCGGCACCGAATGGGGCTTCCACACATTCAAATTGTGCATCCAAGGTTCCACCAAATGGCGAATAATAACCCACGGACACTTTGTCCCCAGCCGTTAATGGCACATAGTACGATTGATAGAAATTGCCAACCGTTGATTGTGTACCCGTGAACGATGTGGCGTTATTGTTCACCATCAACGCAAACTGGAAGCGGTTACCAAATACGGGGTTTGTGTTTAACGCGGAAATATTGGCATTAAAGTCATAACGATACCACCCCGTTTTGGGGGCCGTGTATTCGTATGTGGCATTGTCAAACACATTGTCGGGATCACTAACCTCAACGGACAATGGCAATTTGGTGTATTGCATCGTGTAGGTTGACGGCGTTCCGAATGCCGTTGATGGCATAGTGATATCGCAATTGGCGTATGGGATTGTGTCTTGGTATGGCCCCGCGTACGACATGGGCGCACAATACAAATCCGTGAATGCATCCGATGACAACAATGACCCCGATAAGGTGTAACCATAATTGGAAAAACAAGTTTCAATCATGGTTTTCAACTTAATCATCGGGCGCAATTGGGACATAGCCACGCCACCATAAGTGGATGACGCAATCGTGTTTGGCCCTTTGTAGGTTTTGGAATACACAAAATTGGAACCCCAATCCACCACGGGCCACAAGATGTCACCCGATAACAATGTTTGGTTCCATGAATCGGTGATGTTGGCGTAAGTGATATCGTGGTCAAAGGCCGACCAATCCACATCAATCAATGTATCCTCGCCAAATTCCGTGAACACATTTTTGGCTTGGCCATAGAACACCACATTGTATTGGTGGGGCAATCCGTTTTTGTAGGTTACACCCGTCAATTCCACGCACCCATAAAACACGGGCAACCCGTGAACATAGATTGTGGCATCCAATTTTAAGTATGGATTCCAATTGCCGAACGCGATATTTTCTTCGAAATAATTGGCGAAAATCGGGTCATTGGTTTCCGTGGATGGCACATTGAATTGTTGCGTGAAATCCGTTTTGGCCGTTGGGATATCCTGGAAATCCTTGACTTGTCTTGTAAGGGTGACGGATTCATCATCGAACAAATCCATCGGCGTGCCACTAATAACAAGCGAAAATCTCATCGTACGATTTTATTGATGACGGGTTGGTTGTATTCCAATGTGAATGTGTATTGAATCAACTTGTCGTTGGCGATGGTCTTTTTGTTGAACGCCGAATCGGTGATCCGTGCGGAATACAAATCCGAACCATCCACCACGATGATGTTGTTGGATAGCATGAATTGTTCAATCACCTCGTTATAAGCTTGGGGCAAATAGTCGGTGTTGATGGTCAATTGAGTCACCCCGTTCGTGTGGTATGGTGTTGTGATTTGCACCCCATACGACCACGCCGTGTTCAAATCCGCTTGGCGGTAAATTGGTTTTTGGTATTGTTCCTTGGTGATGTTTACCACCTCACGGGATAGGGCGTTGAACACCATGGAATCATACACGCCGTATTTGTTCAAGAAATGCGTGTCAACCTCGCCGTATTTGTTTTGGCAATCGTACGACACGGGGATGGTCACCGATCCCGTGGCATAGGTGAACACCAAATTGAAATCCTCGCCACTTGCACCCGCCGCCGTGATTAATTGAATGAGGTCAACGCCTTGGATTTTTTCGGCACTCGTTGAAACGGTGTTCGGGGTGATGGAATATCCACCGATTGAAATGGATGTGATTTGCGTGGCATCATACCACAAATAATACGATGAGGTTTGCAAGGTGATGGTGACGGATGTTTTGTCCGTGTACACATACTTGGCCGAATAGTCGGCATTCAATCCATCGATGGTGTAATTCCACCCCGCCGTGATTAGTTGCGTGTTGGATGTGATTTTGGTCGTTGATCCCGCATCGTAAATGCCCTGAACCTTAACCGCACAATAATACGCCCCATCCCCGATGTTGGGTTGGTATGTGCCGTTGACAAGGAAATCAATATCGATGTATTGGGCCACAATCTTGTGGGCATCAATCCAACCACGCCCAGCACCGAATTGGTCGGGCTTGCGTTCAATTGTTGCCACGGGTGTTGCGGGTATGGTGGTTGATCCCGACCATACGAATATTTCAAAATTGTAGTAAAACCCAGCCGATGCGTACAATGCGTCATAGGCTTGATAAATAAGGGGTGACAATGCCCCCGTGGTTCCCGTTGGTTGTTCGTTGAATGTCATGGTTTCATCCGACCGATTTGGCCTTCAATATCTTGTTTGATGGAATCGTTTATTTTACTGCGGTATTTCGACAAGGTCGTTGCCAATGCGATTTTTTGGAAATCAAACGGTTCAATACCGAAATGCTTGATTTTGCGGTTCATCAAAAAGCGCATGGCCTTTTGTGTCTTTTCGTTGTTGTTCAAGAATTGCCCCGTCTTGGGGTCTTTGGGCCTCAATCGCTTCATTTGCGCCCATTGTTTCATCGAGGTGGGTGGAATGCCCTTGTCCCCATTAAATTGCGCACCTGGCCATGGCTTGCGCCCCTTGCGGATGGCGTCACCATACCACGCCATTGATATCCCGAACTCCAAACCATCGGCGATGGGTTTGATGGAGTTGACAAGGTTTCCCGATGCCACGAATGGCGCACGGATTTTTTGTTTGCGAACGAATTCGGGTTCCCAAGTGTTGCCGATTTTTTTCCAAGTGGCACGAATGGCCGTGCGGGGTCGCTTGGCCTTCAACTCCAACTTGGCTTGTTCGGCGTAGAATGCCGCCGCATCAACCAACAATTTTTCCGTTTTTGGGTAATCGGCCATTAGTAACAATCACCATCGGTGACCCATGGGTTTATCAAAGTGATGGAAAGGGAAATCGTATAGCCCGCCAACACATCGTTGTCATCCTCAATAAACGGGGTGAAAGATATGGGGCGTGCAAATTGGATTTGGTTGAAATAGGTTTGTTCGTAGGCCCACAATTCACGGGTGAATCCCACATACAAGTTTTGCAAGATGTGGGCATAGTTTTGGTTCTCCGTGTAGCCAATTTCGGCGTATGTGGTGCGCAAGGTTTGATCCTCGTTTTCGGTTTTCAGGTAATTCACCACATCGGCGATGGCCACATTCATGCCAATGGTTGCCGTTTGGTCGGTGACCGATACGGATTGAATCGTGGCGTGGCAAAGTGGGTAAACGGTAATGGCTTTCAAACCCATGTCGGTCAATTGACCATGGGAATAGTTCCATCCCAGTTGCGTGGCGATGTCCTTGATGATTTCAAAGGCCGTTCCAATGTGGTTATTTGTCATTTTTTATTGATGATTTTCTTTTCGTATTCAGCGAGGTCGGTCTTGTACGAACCCCATAGCAAAGTTTTATGTATGGGCATTCCGACAACCGTGTCCATTCTTGTGATATCTCCGTCAGAGAGCCAATGGATAAATCCAAACCAGCCCCATTTTTGATTGATTGCGTGTGCGTTTGAATCGCCTCCGTTTCCGCCAAAGATTTCACCATAGAGTTCAGTAAGCTTGCGCCTAAACTCCAAAAAAAAACCATGGCACCATAGGCAACGCCCGTTGGCATCATCTTGAAATCCTCGACCAATGTGCCTTTGTATTCGCCAATCTCATATCGATTGTTCTGACCCTCGATGATAACGGGACGGAATAGCACCGACATGATTTTCCACATGGCGTTTTCCTTGACATAGGTTTCAAGGTCGATGAATTCCCCCGTGGTTAGTTCATCCAAGTTGGGAATGAATCCGTATTTGGTGCCGTTCAATGTGAATCGGTCTTGGAATTTGGGGGTTTGGTTGATGGTGGTTGCCAGTTTCTCCAATATTTGGTTGACGGCATCCAATGGCCATTTGCGTATCTCGGAAACCTTGGCATCACAAAAGATGGCAATCGATTCGAATGCGCGTTTTTCCTCATCCATTTCGGGCAATGATGTGTATTGCTCGAAAACGGCCAAGGGGATTTCATTTAAGTCCGTTGGAATTGTGACTTTCATTATTTGTAAAACGATTAATTGGTGGAATGTAAAAAAAAAGCCCGCGTGTCAGGCGGGCCGTACTTTTTAAGCGCGGGAAGAAAGTGTTTAACGACGCCACAAAGATATCATCGGATGTCGTATTTCCCATAGTTGTTGTTCAATGATTCCATTTCAAAATATCGAACCGCATCGATGGCGTGGTGCGTTCCCGTGGGGATGTTCATTCGGTTTCCACTCTTGTCGGTGTCCCAACAATATCCCCGCAATTCCTTGATGAGTTCCACGGATGATGATGTCACCAAATATTCTTGGCCCTGCATCACTTGGATTCCGTAATTGATGGAATCTTTGCCCTTGGTCACGCCCTTGATTTGTTTCCCGTACCGCCTAATTTCCTCAATCGATTTGGGTTCGGCGGAATCGGCATACACCCGCACATGGTTGGGGAGTTTCTTGGCGATGTCGGAATTTATCAATCCCGTTTGATATGTGGTTTGGTGCAAAATGCGTTGGTTGTTGTATTGGTACACCTCAACGATGGCCGTGGGATCGTTGGTGAAACCAAAGTCAACGCCCAACCCTAACAATCGGGCATCGGGTGGTATTGAATCGATGGTTTTCCAATTTGAGAATATAACGCCCTCCAAATTGCCTATCTCACCCATGCCGTACACACGCCACCAATTGGCCCAATACGATGATGTGATGGCCTTGTCGCGGGCCTTTTCAATCTCGGCCACGATGGATTGATCCAACGCCTCGTTGTCCTTGTATGTTAGGACAATCATTTCGGCATCGGGGTCGTTCACCAATTCCGTGTCCACCCAAAATTCGGTCACGGGGTTGTAATCAAGGTAAATGAAACGGCGGGTTCGTATCGCCATTTGATAGTACGATTCCCATTCCACATTGTTGCACTCGTTAATGAATAGCACATCACGGCGTGCGCCACGAAGCTTGTCGGGTTGGTCGGCCGAAAAGAACTCAATGAACGCCCCGTTGGAAAACGAATATGTCAACGATGACTTGTTCCATTTGTTGGGGTCGTACATCCCCACCATGTCCATGATTTTGAGAAAGTCACGGATGGCACCACGGCGCAAATGCGGTATGGATTCCGCAACGATTGAAATCTCCGTGTTCGGATTCTTGACCGCGTAGTCGATTAGAAGCGGGATGATGGAAAATGTCTTTGATGATGATGTACCACCACGGACAATTCGCACACGCTTACGCAGTTTCGCTATCTTGGTTTGTGCCGTTGTTCGTTTCAGCATTCAAATCTATGCCGTTGAAAATGGGTCGTTCGGTTGTGACATCAATTTGTTGCGTTGGCAATCCGTATCCGCTATCCATCAACTTTTGGTATGCGGTGGCATCGCCGTTGCGTGCCTTTTTGATTAAGGCCAAGGTCATGATGTCCTCTTGGGACAAATGTTCCACCTCCCCAGTGATGGGGTTCTTGATGGATTCGGCGGCCTCTAACCACTTGCGTGCAATGGTGGAACGGTTCTTTGATCCTTTGGGGCGTCCGTTGGGGTTGCCCACCTGGCCTTTTTGAAATGGGGTAAGATTTTCGGGGTTTGGCATAATTACACAATTATTTCACAAAAAAAAGGAGTATTGCATGAATGCAACAATCAAGAACAAGAGCCATTTGATGTTGGTTTTCATTTCTCTTTGGTGTTAAAGGTTTCGTTGTAGTATGCTTCTGCTTGGCCATTAGTCCATTGAGTATGTGGATGTTTATCAAATACCCTTTGTCCTTCTATGTGTGCATCAACAATCTGCTCCTTCTCCATCTCAAGCATTGATTCAATCTTCTCCTCAATCATTCTTGATGTATCTAAATCCATTGGTAGGGTTGTTCTAACCCACTCCAATAGTTCTTGCATTGGTGTTTTCATTTCTCGCTTTGGTGTTATTCCCGTTCGGTTCAATCTGCGCCTATTTTTTACCATTTGCGCCCATTTATTACCGTTCGGGGTAAGTTATTCGTAACAATTATTGTGCATTATTTGTTACGACAATTGTGCATTGTTTGGCACTTTCGGTCATAATGTTTGTTATATCGGTCATATTGGTATGTTTTTGTGCCTTTTATGGCACATTGGTGAACGATGTCAATGTATTGTTTGACCGATTCCATGAATTTGTCAAGTTCTGAATTTACTCATAGGGTGCAACGGGTAATTTTGACCAATACTTAACATTGACAATTGCCTCGGTTTCTTGTTCGAACCAATAGCCATCGTTGTACCATGCCAATAGATAGTCATCGTTGTAATCCAACACCAAACACAATTCAAATTCATCGGGTGGGTTTTTTGCGTGGTCACGCCATACTTTGCTCATACTTGTGTAACGATTTAGCCAAGGTTTATTGTATAGAATGCCCCCGTGTATTTGCGGTCGATGATTTCTTTGAACTCGATTTCGGCCTCTTGCAATTGTTCGGGGGTATCAAATGTGATTTTCATGATTGGGTTTCGGGTGGGTTCTTTGTCGATGGGTTCGGATGACCCAAATTCCAATGGCAAGTCAAGCCCCCAATGATCCAACATTTCAACCTCCCATTCGTTGGCGAGTTGGTTCCAGTCCCATTCTCCGAATCCGACATTGTCTTTGATGATGAATTCTTTTTCTTGTTCGGGGGTTAGGTGTGCCACTTGAACGGGTACATCCTCGATTCCCGCCTCCATGCAAGCCCTCAACCGCATATTGCCACCCAATACCACGCCATCGGGGTTGATGACAATGGGGCGTAGGTTTAGCATTTCGGGAAATTCCTTGATGGATTGCACAAGCTTTTTGAACTTGGCATCCTTGATGACCCTCGGATTGTGGGGGTTTAGTTTGATATCCGTGATTTTCATATTCCGTGTCGTTCCATGTATTGTGCGTGAACTCGTTTGAGCCATTCTTTCCATTGTTTTTTATCGCCGTACATGATGTGGCAATTGCGGCACAACAACATCAAATTGTCGATGGTATCGGCGTGTTTTGATCCTCCCATGCCACGCGCCTCAATGTGATGGACATCCGTTCCGTTCCATCGGTTGCACGCCTCGCATTCCAACGGGGACAACCCATCGAATCCGAATGCGTCCAGGTAAATTTTAGTGTGCTTTTTCAATGATTAATTCCTTTAATCGTTCAAGGGCATCCCAAGCCACGGCGCATTCGCCGACCACTTGTTTGTATTTGCGCTCCCATTGGGGTGTTTTTGCGGTTAAGATGCGGCGTTCGTAATCCTTCATGCGATTGCCCCAATGGTTTTGTTCCATGTCAATCAAGCGCATGACGGTTGTCAATTCCTTTGTTACGATGTTAAGACCCATATGTTTCCCAAACGGAATTGAGTTCGTTAATCATGCGTTGCCATTCGCGGGGGTTGCAGGTGCAGGGGCGATGGATGCGTTTGAGTTGAAAAATACGGTGGTACATCTTGGCGATAGTTTCCGATTCCTCGTGCGCGATGGTGGTGGATTCCGCCTCACGGAATGCCGTCATCCAATTGTACTCTTCCTCCGTCATGCACAACGGTTGGCGATAGGGGAAAAGGTTGTTGAGTTTTTCCTTGCGTTGGTCGCATCCGCAATCCTCGCCCGCCAAAAATTTGACGGCGGCTTTAATCCCACTCGCTTCCGTGATTTTCTCGATAGTGTCCCCGATGCCTTGCGATGGTTTCCGTGTCCGCTTTCGTTTGTATGTACTCATGATATAGTTCTTTTGAATGTTTTTTGATTATTTGTTTGGCGTTTTTGACGGTGTTGAAAATCGAGTGTGTTGGTATCCCCGTTCGGGCCTCTATTTCCCGAAACGAATGACCATACACGAAATAGAGTTCCAACATCATTTGGTCGTAGTCCCTCATTTCGTTGATGCATTCCCGTATGCGTTCCATCAATTCGGCGTACTTGTGTTCGGCGTGTTGTGGTGCGTCAATGGGACAAAATTCATCTAATGAATCGAATGTGCGGTTGCGCTCGCGAAATGTGTCCACAACGGCGGATTGTAATATTTTGAAAATGTATAGCGTGTTGATTCCAGTGGGCGTTTCCATGCGGTTCAATGATCCTTCGCGTTCCTGGATTTCGCCCAATTTCAAATACATGGTTTGAACGCAATCGTCGATATCTTCCCCCCTTGCGCCTAAATAGTTCGCCATTTTTCTCCATCGCATTTCTTCAATAGCTATGTCGGCAAGGGTCAACATTTCCGTGTTGCAAATTAGTCATTTTAATCAAGGTTACAAAAGCACTCAAATGATGGATCGCCATCCCATAGCCCCATTTGTTTTTGCGCCTTGTCTTTGATTTGTTGGTATGTGATTTCCTTTTTCCATTGGTTTTGTGATTCTTTTGAAATCCACCAATCAAACAATTCGGGCTTTTCTTTAGCGATGATGGCGAGTTTTCCTTT